ATGGAACTCGAAGAAAACGGATTGTATGTGATAAAGGACTCTTATTTTTCTGATTTCAAAGACAAACACCTTATGTTAAACAAACTTGAAAGCCGCCCTTATTTTTATGCTCTAAAAGAATCCGACAATATTTTTTGGATGATCCCACTTAGCTCCAAGGTAGAGAATTACCGGGCTAAAATCAAAAAATACGAAGCAAAGTTCGGACGCGGAAAATGTGTTTTTTACCATATAGGCAAAATGATGGGAAAAGAAAGCGTATTTTTAGTAGGGAACACTATTCCCGTTTCACCCAGATATATCAAGCAGGCATATACTGTAAGGGGGATCCCGTATGTCATCGAATCTCAAGCCCTGCTCAATAATATAAAAAGAAAGCACAAAAAATATCTGACCTTGGTCAAGCAAAAACGACTGCGCCCTAATATAGATATTTTTACTATCCACGAAAAGCTTCTTCATTGACTTTTTGAGAAAAATCGCATATAATATAGACACCAAGAAAAACTTCATGTTTTGTAAGAGCCGTGGATATGATCCACGGCTCTAGTTTTTATAAACAAAAATCGGTATGATTTAACTTGTTGGTAACTTGCTTTACAAAAAAGCTGGCCGCGTTCGAGTGCGCCAATGATACAAGATGTATCCCCAATCCAGATCCAATACCCCAAATATAGATCAAGTTTAACTTGCCAGTAACTTGCTGATGTACAAAAATAGTTGTGGAAAATTCACGAAAGCCCTTGACTATACGTGCTAATACGTGTTATAATATGAATACAGTAAGGGAGGGGAAACAAATGCCGATGACCGCCAAAGAGATGATAAAGCTTCTCACCAAAAACGGGTTTCAGGTAGTCGCCCAAAACGGGTCGCACGTTAAAATGAAAAACCCCGAGATAGGAAAGCAGACAACGGTTCCCCTCCATGCGAAAGACCTCAAAAAGGGGCTGGAGCAGGCAATACTGAAACAGGCGGGGCTGAAATAAGCCCAGAAGGAGGACACCATGAACAAGTTATTTTACCCGGCAGTATTTCATTGGGCCGAGGAAGGGGGCTTCTGGGTCTCCTTCCCTGACCTGCCCGAATGTTTGACCCAGGGGGACGATATGGCCCAGGCCTATGAGATGGCGGTCGATGCGCTGGGCCTCTGCTTGGTCTCCAAGGAGCAAAACAAAGAGCCCCTGCCCAAACCTTCAGAACCCGATAAAGTATCCGTAGAAGACGGATTTTTAGTAGTTGTGGAGTTTGATATGCTCGCCTACAAAAAGCGCGCCAACCCCCGCGCAGTAAAAAAGACATTGACCATCCCGGGATGGCTCGACGAGGAGGCCACAGCTAAAGGGGTAAATTTTTCCCAAGTTCTTCAAGAGGCGCTCATCGAAAAACTGCGCGCATAGCAAAAGCGCCCCGGCCTGCTAAAAAGCAAGTCGGGGCGCTCTCTATGTACTCTTAGATTTTGGGGAGACAGGCGTCTCTGGGGTCGACCCAGTCACTGCCATACCCGGCGACGATGGTCTGGTTGTCCGGGGCACTGGCCTTGGTGTGCGTCCAGCGCATGGGGTCCACCGTGGTGTCCTTCGCCCCTCTGGTGCCCTTTTTGAGGATGTTCGAGTTGCTCGCCAGGGTGGGTGTGTAGGCAGGATACTTGGTGTCGGTGTCGAGCTCTACGTGGAGGTGCGCGCCGGTGGTGTACTTCCCGGTGTTCCCCACCGTGCCGATGCGAGTGTCCTTGGTGACCCGCTGCCCCGGCTTCACCCGCACGTCTGCCATGTGGTAGTAGCGCCCCACCAGTGGGCGGTGTCCGCCGTCAAAGTGGTTGACGCAGTCATCATAGACGATCCCCACCACGTAACCGCAGACATCGTCCCAGCCGGCAAAGGCCACCACGCCGTTACCCTGGGCGTAGACGATGGGGCCGCCGGTCATGTCCTGGCCGTAGTGAACGCCGCCGAAGTCTCGCTGGTAGGCGCTCCCCCACTTGTAGGATGCGGTGAGCCGGGCCTTGTTGATGGGCTGGATTAGTTTTTGCGCCATTATTTTTCCTCCTTTTTAGCCTGTTTGATGATCTGGTTGACGTACACGCTCCCACCCGCGAGGAGTAGGCCCTGCACCACGGCCACAAATACCGCCATCAGGACGTTTTGGACAGTGGACAGGTCGGAGGTCGCGCAGACGTAGATAGCGCAGACAGCGACCGAAAACGCCCCCAGCACGACTGGGATATACTTGTCCTTGAGCAGTTCGGTGTGTTTCAGAGCGGCCCCAATGATGTAGCACACCACCGCGACCGGGACGAGTTCCGGCTTGATGTAGTTGATAATCTGTTCCATTTTGTTCCTTCCTTTCTGTCCCACGTGGGGGCAAAACAAAAGCGCCCACCCAGGGCGCTTATCTGATAATGAGCGAGAGGGCAGCGCCGGCAAGACCGGCGGCAATGGCCCCAATGAGCGCCGCCACCAGCTTGTCCCACATGGACGCGGGCTTGCGTTCCAATTCGGCCAGGCGCTTGCTGGTGTCGGCCTGGTCTTCCCTCATGCCCTGCATCTGGGTAGCAAGTTCTTTTACAGACAATGCCAGTTGCTGGATGGCTTCCTGGTTTTCCTCCAGCTTGTCGATTCTGTGGCTGTTGGATTTGGCACGCTGCTCAACCGCCACAATGATCTCCTGGCTCTGTTCCAGCTTTTCGATTCGCCGGCCATTAGATTTTGTTTTTTGGTCCACTACTGCAATAGATTCCACATTCTCCACAACCTATTTCACCTCCTTTCATGCCGCCCGCTTCCAGACGTAGACTGCCAGATACGGCTTCGAGCCAGTACCGGCCGGCGAACTGCGCCAGCTCATCCACCCCTTCTCCTCCTAACAGTCCTCGGCGTCCGCCCACTCGGGCTGCGCCTTAATCTTGGCATACATGGTCTTGCGCAGGTTGCCGTTGGCCTGGGTCTCGGTCAACTCGGCGGTCACCGCCACAGTGGACACCGGTGCGCCTGCATTGGCCGCCCGGGTGTCCTCAGTAAGGTAGCTGTACAGGGTGGCGGTCACCGTCGCCCCGTTGTCCGGGTGACAGCATACCAGCAGCCCATCAATGCGGTGGTAGCTGGCGGTGGTGCCGTTATCATAGGTGATTTGTTTTGATAATGCCATAATTTTCCCTCCCTTATTTCCACCGGCCAATGGCATGCCAGTGGACCGGCGTAACTCGTGCATAATCGCTGTTGTTGGTAACTGACCCCCACCAAAGCGTCGCATTCACTCCGCCCAGCTTGGCCGAAAATTCCCCAACAGTGTCAGCAAGGACTGTTATAGTCATTGATGGGGGTGCCAAAAACCCCACCGGGAACAAGATACTCTGCCCTGTTATCCCGATAGTGCTATGCGCCGGTACTGATTGGCTTGTAACCACGCCGTAGGACGCCATTGTCCCGTCCGGCCATTTCGTCCAGGACCCATTGGAGTTGCTGCCAGATTGGATTCCCGACGGTCCTACCCACTCCGTTGTGCTCCCTCCAATTGCCCGATACCTAGAATATATCGCTCCCCCCGCAGTTTCGATGTAAGCCTGCATAATGAGGATCGAGCTTCCTTCCACGTGGACGATTCCAGCGGACTTCGATGGGCAATTTGCAACTTTTCCCGACGCTGCCACCGATTGGCGCATAAGTATTGTCTGGCCCGGCATCCAGTAGTCGTCAAGGTTATAGCTTCTCGTTTCGTCAAGTAGTTCGACTTTCGCGCTTGATGGCATAGCTCCCAGTTGCTCTGTGGTTGGTTTGTTGCCTGGATGGTACACTTCGCTTCCTTCGGTAATAATCGCTCCCGCCACGTCCAGGGCCCCGGTCGCCCGAATCTTCCCGATTCCCACGCCGCCCTTGTCCAGGTGCATGGTTGGAATGCCGCGGTCTATGATGCCGACGCTGGTTGCCGTATTGAGTGCATCGGTGGCGGAAAGCATCACCGAAAAGGACTTCTGAAAATCAAAGCCCCCCGCCCCCAGGTCGCCCGGAAGGTAGCCCTCGAATGCCCACTCTCCGCCGGTGATGGCGATAGAGACGGCCCCGCCGTCGGTGTACTGCTCGGCGGACGTGGCCTTGTACTGGTAGGTGGAGGCAAGGGAGTTGTCGGATGCACCGAAATTCCCCGGCCACCACACCCCCTTAACGGCGAGCTTGGTCTTGTTGTCCACGTTGTTGTCCCGGCGAAGTTGCATCTGGGTGACGCGCGGCGGGGTGTAGGCCACCAGAGAGGCCAGCCGCTCCACAACGGTCTGGTTGCCCCGGCTGTCCACCGCCGCCACCCGAATGCTGCCGGAGGAGGCCCCGGCCAGTTGGATGGCCACGTCAGAGGCGGAGTAGGCGGCGGACGCCGTGGCCCCGCCGCAGTAGAGGATGTACTGCTTGATGGTGGCGGAGGTGGTGCTGCTGGCTGCCTGGGCTGCCGGGATTGTCACCTTGAGAGTGCTCTCCCCCGCCACCAGTATCTGATCGTCGCCAGTGAGAGCTACCGTTTCAGGGCGGATGTCCGCGAAGGAGTAACCGGCGAACACCGGCGCGGCTGCTGTCGGGTTGACGGTGGCCGTCCCGCTTGCTGTGGCGGTGCCAATTAGCTTTCCGTAGTGGTAGCACCAGATGGTAGCTTGGGCTGCCGCCGTGTTGCTGTTGGGGGTGGCCGCATACTCTGCCGCAATCTCTGTCGCTGTGGGCGTCCAGGCGTAGGAGGTTGCCACCCCGCCGATCTCTTTGATCTGTTTGCCCGCCACATAGAGCCGCAGGGTGTGGCTCACCGCATTCCGGCTGCGGGAGATGGAGACAGTGTACCCGCCGCCAATGGTGTGGTCAGGCTTGCTGGTGATGCTGCTGACCGGCGGGGCCGAAGCGGTGCCGGTCTGCTGGCTGGTGCCGATGTTGCGCCCGTAGTGGTAGGCGGTACAGATCATCTTGGTGGCCACCGACGTTCCCAGGGCGTAGACCTTGGCAATCTCCGCCTCGGTGAGGGACATTGTATAGGAGGTGCCCACGCCGGTGACGGTCTTGATGAGGGTTGACCCCGCGTACAGCTGCAAGGTGTGGGTCACCGCCGCCCGAAGGCGATTGATGGAATATGCCCGGCTATCTCCCACCACAAAGGCGGGGGCCGTCTGCAATGTGCTGTTGCCCACTTGGTAGCAGGTGGCCGTCCCCTTGGCGTCTCCCACCAGGGTGCTTCCGGAGTAGGTGTTGCACCAGAGGACGACTGCTCCGCTGGTAGCGCTGCCCATGGCCGCGTAGATCCTCTTGACATCCGCTTCTGTAAATGTCCAGGTGTGGCTTGCCCCCACCCCGCTGGCGGTCTTGATGGCCACACCGCCCACGTCCAGCTGAATGGAGTGGGTGAAGCTGCTGGACGCCCGGCTGATGCTCACCGTCACATTGTCCCCAACTGTGAAGTTGGGGGTGGAGATGCTGCTGGCTCGCGGGATGGTGTCTATGGAGTAGTCCGCCGCAGTGGAAATCGTGCCCACCCACGACCCAGACAGGGTGGCATTGAGCGCGAACGAGGCCGACGCGTACAGATATTTGCTGCCATCCGCATTGTGGTAGACCCGCTTGGTGGCGGTGGCCAATGTCTTAGGCGAGTTGGACGCTTTCAAGGTCCCCACCACTGCCGAAAAGTCGAACTGTTGTCCGTCTATGGTAATGTGCCCGTATTTCGTGGCATTGGCCACGATGGAGTAGCCGCCGTAGGCGGATATTTGCAGGGTGGCGGTGATGTCGCTGTAATTGCCGCTGATGCTTTGGCTGGCTGACCAGATAAGATTGAGCCCATAGTGGCCGCCTCCAAAATCGGTATTGCCGGAATGATTGAGAGCCAATGTCTCACCCCCTAGTCATTGATAACAAAAAATGCCCCGCCAGCCACCGGGATGACCCGCAGAGCGCCGCTTATATCGTCCGGGCGTTGAACCGTGAACTCCCCCAGGGCTGATAATTGGCGGATGCGCCCGCTGTCCTTGTTGAAATAGGCCACATCCTCGCCGGTGTCGGCATTGCGGAAGCGTACCTGCTGGTTGTCCAGCGACGCCTGGAAGGGGTCCCCCTCCTTGGTGATGTCGATACCCCGCGAGGTGATTTTCACCCCGCCGGCGTCAATCTCATTTTGGGCCTGCTGCCAGGCAGTGCAGACTTCCCCCTGTATGACCGTCCAGTCGGCAATCCACAACGTCCCCCCCTCCACCATGGCCTCAACGAGGGCCGCCGGTGAATCCGCCACAAAGCTGCCGGTGATCTCTGTCCACTCCTCTGCGGCGGCCAGTTCTCGGCGGTGCCCGCCGTGGGAGATGTAGGCAGAGGTGGAGGCCCCTGTCTCCAGCTTGTACTGGCAGTAATAAGCGTACCTCTTGCCCGCCACCGTGGGGATCGTCTGCCCCAGACGCCCAGTCAGGCCGAGGGCAAAACAGCCGCCGGCCGCGGTGGAATTGTAGACGGCGGTAGAGGTGTCACAGACCACTTGCCCATCCACCTGCCAATCATCCAGCCCCAGGCGGCCCGAGCTGCCCTTGATCCTGTTGGCGCCGCCGGTCCGAGACGCGGACAACACCAGGCCGTCCACCCGTTGGGTCAACTCCGTAACCTCGGTGACGATGGCATCGGCGGTGTGGGATACCTCCTTGATCTCTGACCGGGTGTAGTCGAGCTCTCGCTGGATGACGTTGGATTTTTGGCGCAGGGCGATGACCGACTCGGTGAGAGGGCCTTGCACCTGTGGCTGATCCGGCGAACTGCCAACACAGCGCATTTCCGCGCGGGCGCCTCCATCATAGACGATTTTGTATTCCATGATCGGCAGCGCAATGGCCTCTCCATATCGGTTATAGACTGTGATGATGTCACCGGCGCCGACGGACGGATCTCCCTGGCACTCTATCTCCTGGGGGATGTAAGGCAGCCGGCTGGCCTCGTCATAGATGGCCTTGACTGCCGCCTGCTGCTCCTCCTTGGGGGATGCAGTGAGGGCGTATAGGAGGGGGTTGTCAATGATCTTGTACGGGTGTTTTGCCTCTATGTTCTCCGGGTAGGCCATCCCCAGGTCCCCCTCCTCCGCCAGGACCAGCACCTGGTCAATGGCCGGCACGGTGTACTTGCCCACCAGCTGACGAAAGAGGTTTTCGGCACCGATGGCGCGATCTGTCTGGGTGTAGCCCTGTATGTAGAGCTTTCCATCTCGCCCCATTCGCGCAAATCCCCCGGCCGCCTGGGCAGCATATGCCACCATTGCCCGGGCCGTTGTTTCCACAGCGGCCCCCTGCTCGATGGGTAAGGAGGCATTGGGAAACTCCGCGCTCCCCAGTTCCACCCCCGCCACTTCGCAGGCGCGGGCCACCATCTGGGCCAAAGTCATGGGCCAGGTCTCTCCCTCTGTCGTCCATGCGGTTTCCAGCAGGATGGCCCGGTCTTGCGCCTCTATCTTGACCACCGGCGTGTCATTTTCGGTCTCCGCCGCCCCAGCAGTGAACACCCCCATCGGCACCATCTCTGGCCCGTCGGCGGTCTCTACCCCCATCCATGGGACGAACTCCATCTCTCCCCACGGCATGGCGGCAATGGCCCCGTCAGGGTCTACGGCGGTCACGGTGATGCGGTCGGAGAGGTAAGAGCCTAGGGTCAGGTCGTCCCCGCTGTTGGCCGCCTGCTCGATCTCAATATTTTGCAGTTGGGTCTGGTCAAGAATGACCGTCCCTTTTGTGTCTGTGATCTGCCCCATCATCTTGCGCTCCCCGCTGATGATGGCTGCCTTGTAGGCGTCGCTCACCTGATACACTCTATCACCTCTCGATCAGGTCAAATTTCAGTGCCCATTCTCCTGTTGGGAATGGGTCCGCAGTGCGGTCTCCCACGTAACAGGTTATCGTCTTTTCTCCGTCCAATGGGTCACTATATGTAAGCGGAAAAAACTCTGCGCTGATGGATTGCAGCACCGCTTTGGCGGCCTCTCCCGCGGCCACGGTATACTCCGCCGAGACCTTGCGCTTGGTGGTGATGCGGTCCCTTGTCAGGTAGCCCAGCAGGTTGCGCTCCGCGCTCCCGTCCAGGTCCATAATAGAGACGCTGTACTTGTCCGGCTTGGGCACGTCCGCGCCGTTGATCTTCCAGACCATTTCCTACTCCTTTCCCTATATGCTCACCGGCAGCGCTCCACCGTGGGTTTGCCGGTATTTCGACCAGGCCGCCAGGGATACCCTCTCAATAGTGCCGTCCGGGAATTTGACCACCACGTCAGGCAGCGGCAACGCGGCACCGAAAAACTCCTTCAAGGCCCGCAGAAATGCCTTGTATAGCGCCTCTTCGTCCCCCCCTGCCCCCCGCTCCTCCGCGAGTTGCCGGGCGATCTCCCTGATCCCCTCCCGGTTGTTTTTGAGGGGGATGACCGCCTCTGCCCCTGCCTCGCCCATGAGGCCCAGGGTGGGCCGGTCTACGATACCGCCCTCGGCGAATTTGGGAATTTTGGGGATTTTAAAATTTTTGGCCCAACCAAACCCCGGCACCTTGGATAGCTGCTCCGGAATCCAGTTGAGCCCGCCCGTAAAGTCGTTGATGATGTCAATGACAAGGTTGATGGCGCCCTTGAAAATGCCCTTGATCCCGTCGATGATGCCGCCAAAGATGTCCTTGACGCCGTTCCACGCCTTTTTCCAGTCGCCGGTAAAAACGCCGGTGATAAAATCCACCAGGCCGCCCAGTGCTTTGAGCAGGCCGGAAATGACATCCGCAATGGCCGCCACGGCCGTGCCCACTACGCTGGAAATGAGAGACCAGACTTTCTGGAATACCGGCCCCAGAATTTGCTGCAAATACCCAACAATCGGAGAAATGAACTTATTGTAAATTTCCAGGGCGGCGTCAATGAACTTGGCCACGAACTCACCCACCTGCTTGACCAGTGGCTTGAGGTGCTTGGTCCAGATCCAATCTATGGTCTCCATGATGGTGTCCCAGGTGGGTTTTAAGTAGGTCTCCCAGGCGTTCAAGAACATTTCCTTGGTGTTGTTTACGGCTTCTCTGACCTTCTCGAACGTGCTCTCTCCGTATTTGTCCCACAGATTGCTGATGATGCCGGTGACATCCGTCCAGATTTTCATGATTTGGGTCATGACCGGCTCAACCGCACCCGTCCAGAGGGTCAGGAATATATCTTTGATGGCCGTGAAAACCGTCTGGAATGTCAGTTGTAGTTGCGTGGCCGCCTGGGTAATGACTGGCAGCAGAGTGGTGGTGAAATCCTGGATAAACGGGAAAAGAACGGTGTTCCAGATGCTCCCGAAAACCGTGTTGAACACTTCCAGCAGCCCCGCCACAACAATGCCTATGGTGTCGATTCGGGTTTGCAGGAAGGTGGTGAAGTCTCCCTCGAACCACTCCACGAACGGCTGTCCCAGGGTGGTCAGGTCTGTCCATACGCCTGCCATGATCCCCTTGAGGCGCTCAAACTCGGGCGCCACTCGGTCGATAGCTTGTTGGACGTTGGGGAGGAGGTTGTCCTTGAAGTACCCTCCCACGGCGGCAATGGCGGACGCAAACGCGCTCTTGATTTTGTTGGCCAGGTTTTCGGCAGCGGCTGCCCCCTCGGTGTCAAGGGCGCCAAAGTCAACCCCAGTATCAGCGGCGCCCCCGCCTCCTCCGCCGCTGTCCTCTTGCTTGGACAGGACGTTGAGTTGGTCGAATGCCGCCAGTTCTCCGGCCGCTTTCTTGGCGGCCTTGCCGGCGCCGGAAGCGGCCTTTCCTACGCTTTGGATTCCCTTGGCGGTCTCAACTGATTTTTTGTAGGTGCCCCCGAATAAAGTAGCGATAAAGGTGGCCACGTACTTGGTGACGGTGGCGAGGCCCTTCATCAGGGCGTTCAGTGCCGGCATAACCGCCGAAAAGATGGACGCGAACGCAGTAGAGAGGTTACCCCGCACCTGGTTGAGACTGGCCGCAAACTCCTTATTCTGGGCAGCAGCCTGCCCCATGTAGTCCTTGAGGGCCCGAAACCCGGCATACAGGGTGGCCATGACGAACACCCGCTTGAACGCCGACTTGATGTTCTTCCCCATCTTGGTGGCATGGCCACCCAGGACATTGAAATTCTTTCCGCCTTCATCGGCGGCCGCCTTGGTGTTTTTGGATATGCTCTTTCTGGCGGCCTCTCCCGCAGACTGCACCTTGCTTTTGACCCGCTGGACGGCGTTCTCTAACTTGCCAGACTGCCCGGAGTCCATCATCTTGTCCAGTTCTCCGGAGGTCTTTTGTGCAGATTTTTGGAGGGAGAGCAACTTCCCTTTGATGGCGTTGATTTGTTCCAGCTTTTTGGTGGCCGCAGCACTGTCCTTGCCCTGTTCGTCGATAATTTTCCGATATTCTGCTTGTGTCTGGGCGAGTTTCTGGTTTTGGGCCTCAATCTGGCTTGCAGTCAACTGCAATTGCTGTCGCAGCTGTCCCACTTCGTCCGTGGCTGCCTGCCAGGTCTGGCGGGCCTTTTCTGCCGGGGCGGCGGTGGCCTTGGCGACGGCCTCCTCCATCTGCAAGGCGGATGATTGTAGGGAGATCAGCTTGCTTTTTGCTGCATCCATCTGGGCGGTTATTTTCTGGACGTTTTTTTCTGACCCGCCGGATTCTTTCATTTTATCGTACTGCTGCTCTAACTCCTGGAGCTTTTTTCTCTGCCTCTCCATTTCCCCGTCAACAATCAAGGCCAGTTTTTCTCTCAGCAGATCAACTTTGTTGTCTGGGACCTCCCACGCTTCCCCGATTTCTTTTACTTTTTCCTCTGTTCCCTCTACAATTGCCCTTAAATTTTCTAGTCCTTTTTCATGCTCCGTCCAATACTCTCCCGCGCCTTTTATTTCTTTTGGCTCCGGCGGCGCCCTCGGCGCGTCCGGGGCGGCGGTGGCCTCTTTTGTGGGGGTCTTGGCTTCCTCCGGCTTTGGCGGTTTTGCTGGCCCGGTAGATTTGGCGGCCTTGGCGGCGGACTCCATAGACTTCTTGACTCCGTCCGCCGTCTTTTGGGCCTCCTCCTTGACCTTTTGCAGGGGCTTTTTGACCTTCTCGGCCGCCCGTTCCACGGGCTCGGAGACCGATTTCTCCACCGCTTCCCCCACGGCCTCGAACTGCTTCTCCGCGGTTTTGGCCGCCTTGTCCGCCATCTCCTTGATCGTGTCCTCAATCTTGGCGTTGATAACCAGGTCAAGGCGGATGATCCCCGCTGTGTTGCCTCCTCCTTCTGCCACTTCCATCACCTCCTATTTTCTCTTGAACATTGACGCGAACGCTGCTTGTAAGCTGGCGAGTTGCTGTTTCTGGTTCTCTGTCTCCTGTGGCGTCCGCTTTTTATGGGCCGCAAATGCTGCCCACTCCGCCCGCTCTCGGCGCTGGGCGGGGGAAAAGTGCTTGAGCCGGTCCCTGTCCTGTTCGGATCGGATGGCCACCACCTGGCCCAGCGGGGTGTCCGGCATGAGCCCGCCCACCATCTTGTACCAGTCCGAATAAGACAGGTCCTCTTGCTGTGATGGCAAGACGCCATACTGCTTGGCGATGCTCTGTTCAATCAGCACCCGGTCGAACTCCGGGTCATACCATCCGACTTCACTGGCTTTCTTTGCCGCCCTGAAATCGGGCATTCAGCTCCTCCGGTTCTTCGCCGATCATGGCGGCAGTGACCAGCTCTACCAACTTGGTGTAGGCTGCAAAAGGCAGCTCCATCTGCTCGACCTCTTTTGCCGCTGCGGCCCCCAGTCCCAGCTTGATGGTCTCCTCCATGATCTTGTCGCCCGGCATATCCTCATTTTTTGTAAGATCCATCATCTTGACCACCGTCTTTTTGCGGTCGTCTACTCTGTACAGCTTATCTCCGATACGGATTTCGGGGCCCTCGCAGATGAGCGCTTTGTCCAGTGTGTAACATTTTGCCATTGCCTTTCTCTCCTTTTTGTTTTTTGGTTTTAATCAGCAAAAGGGCCGCCATCAGGCGGCCCTTTTCCCTTTTTTACTGACCCACCGAAGGGGCGGGGGTATATGTGGGTTGGCCATTGCTCATCACGTCGAATTCCAGCGCAGAAACAGCAGTGCTGTCACCGCCACCGGGGTTGGTCACGGAAATCACGCAGTCCATTACCAGTTTCCCCCCGTCCGGGAACTCCCACTCAAATTTGCTGTCGCAATCCCGGCCGGTTTTCCAGGCCAGGCCAGCCACATAGTCGTTCCCCGGGTCTCCGATGTTGCGCTTGCCGGACATGGAGATGGTGATCCCCTTTCCGGTGGTCAGGCGGTTGATCCATCCCGCGGTGTCCATGGGGGTCCACTCCTCCACGTTGCCGTCAATGGAGACCGAAAAGCTCTCCATCTCCTTGATGGTGGCCATCCTTTCGTCCGCAGTTGCGCGGCCCTCGACTCCAATTTTGAACTTGTTGTCGAATACCGGGAACACTCCCGTTTTTGCCATTTTTACCTCATCCTCTCATAGGTTATTTTTGCGTTGATGACGTACTCATAGACGCCGGTCGCGTCTGGTCCCACAGATAACGGCTGCCCGCCTGGGTCTGCCATCACGATGCAGTGATCTTTCATAGGTTCCTTGGAGAGCCCACAGAACAGACCGTGGATTTCCGCGGCCTTGGCTGCGGCCTGACTGGGGTTTTTGGTCCAGTGGACCAGGATGGAGATCGTCCGCTCCTGGTATCCTGTCTGTCCCAGCCCCCCCAGGCAGACCCGCTGCCGGGCGGCGTTCTTGCCGTCGTATACGCCAATATACCGCAGCTTTTCGCCCTTGATGGCGCCCACTGCAATCCCGTCCCCAACGTCGGTCTTGGTTTTCAGCCAGTCCTTAATTTCCAGCAGGTCAAGCATTGCCCAGCCTCTCTTTCAGGAGTTTTGCGAACGTCTCCGGCGCCAGGCCCGTCTTATCCCCGGAGATATATGCCTCCAACCATTCGGCGCCAGCATTGGCGTTGTTGACGGTCTGGAAGTTATATTCCGGGTGGTAGTAGAGGCGGCGGGCCTGCGGCGATCCCGTGACCAGTGTCGCCCGCGCCTCGTCTCCTTCGGCGGCCGCTACCACGAAGGTTTCATTGTTCTGCATGTCGCCTTGATCGTATGGCATTACAGCAGATGCCACCAGGTCCTGGTGGAGAACTTCCATCGTCTCCTCCGCCACCTCTACCACTTGCTGCTCCATTCCTCGAATGGCAGACAGGTCAAGCTCGATTTTGGCTTTCGCTCCCATCTACATCAACTCCAGCTTGGTGTAATTGACCGTCCCGTCTGGGTTTCTGGCCCTCTCCGCGCGGTAGATGCGCCGGCGAACAGCCATCTCCCCTTCTCCCACAACTGCCTCCCCGTGGATGTTTTTCCCAGGCGCGATGTCTCCGTCCAGCAGGGCGGTGGCCTCCAATTGGATCAGCCGGCGCTCCGCATCCACGATCTGGCGGGATTGCTCCGAGTAGTTGCAGGCGGTATCAATGGGCGGCAGTTCTTCCACGCCTCCGTCCTCTTGCAGCTCTCCCTCGAGGTATATGACAATGTGGGTCTTGCAGACGGACGGCGGCACCAGCCTAGGCCACCGCATTACAGTGCCCGGCAGCAGAGGCCGGTCTGTTGGAGCAGGGCGAGGGTCGAGGACAGCACCTTGACCCCGCCGCGGGTCACTACCTTGGACGGGTCCCAGGCCATGCTTACCCCGTTGATCCCGTAGCTGTTCAGCGGATTGTCCAGCATCTCGCCGTACTCTGCGCGGAACCCCACCTGGCAGCAGATGGCCTCCCTGACGAGACTCTGTTGATATTCGGTGATGCTGTCGATCCCGCCGGCGGCGCGAATGCGGTTGTAGGTCAGCCCGTCAATGTCTCTTTCTGCGTCTCGGATGACCCGCTCCAACTGATCGTCTGGCAAGTCTACCGGGTCGGTGGCTATTTTGCGGTATTCTGTGACTGTCAGATATGCCATATCACTGCGCCCCCTTGATGGCGGCCAGGATGTCGGCTTTTAGGGTTGCGCCGCCCAGGTCGATCCCCTTCTCTGCCGCGTAGTCTTTGAGCTGCTGCACAGTCATGCTATCCAGGTCCGGCTCCCCTTGCAGGCTGGCGGCCGCTACACTACTTTTTTTTTTAACAACCACGGCGTCTGCGGTGGAGACCCGGAAACCGCTGTTGATCTCGTTCTGCGCGTAGCATCCCACAAAATCGGTCGCGTCCACGATCCTCATGGCCTCGAGGTTGTTGACACAATGGAAGAAGGTGTGGTCATACATGACGATCTCCACCTTGGTCAGGTCCTCGGTCTGCAATGTGCCGGCGAAATCATAGTATTTTGCGGCAGCCTTGTCCAGGATGTCCCCCTCATACCAGGTCATTCCCAGCCAGGTTCCCACCCGGCCGGTGGTCAGGGTGTTCTCATTGGTGGAGGGGGTGTATTCTTTCCCGGCAATCTCCAGCATGGTGGAATAGACGTCCACGCTGGCAATGGCAACATCGGGGCGGGCGTGGGCCTGGCGCAAGGTCTTGCGCATGGCCAGCACTTTGGCTTTGAGGTTGGCGGCGGTGATGGCCTCGGTATCTTCCAGCGCGGTGCCCTCGTGGACCAGGCAGGCCAGGCCAGACTGCTGCCAATCCTCCTGGTTGTCCTTGACCGCAAGGGACAGGGTCTCGTCCGCCACCTGGTAAGAGACGGCGTTGGCCTGCACCTGGTAGATTTTCTTGGATTTGCGGTAGGCGTTATTGAGGCGCAGGTCGATCAGGGTATTGGCGGCGTTCTCGTGGCTGAAATCGCCCGCGGGGGTGCCGGGGTCACCGGCGCCGTCTCTGGTCAGCTTGTAGATTTTGACCAGCCCGCTGTTTGCGTCTCCCTGGTGGGCAGCGTTGTAGGTCTTGTTGGGCTGCAGGATGGCATCCGCGTACAGGTTGGGCTCCAGGATACCGGAATAGCGCTCATCGACAAACATAGAGCCGTATTTGGTTTCAGGCATTTTTCATCTCTCCTTTTACTTTTTCCCCTTGTAATAGGGGTTGTCCTTGTACTTCTTGTCCAGGTAGTTTTCTTCTTCTGTGGGAGGCTGCTCTCCGCCGGCGCCCACCCGGAAACCCACAGTCTCGGCCTTTTTCGACCACTCCGGGTGGCGCTTTAACACGCCTTTCAGAGCCTTTTCCATTGCGGCCGGGTCAGGGGTAGGATTTTCCGCTTTCGCGTCGTGCAGGGCCAAAACGATGGCGTCTGCAACCATTTCCTTGGCGATGTCCGCTTTGTAAGCGGCCACCTCTGCCCGCAGTCGGGTCACTTCTTCCTCGAGGCTCTCACCGGCCGGCTCTTCGGCACCTTCCTGGGCGGGCTCCTCTGCCTCTTGGGCGGGAGGTGCCGGGGCCTCCTCTTTTGCCTGCTCCTCTGCGGGTGCTTCCTCCGGCTCGGCGGGGGGTGCTGCCGGTTCTTCCTTCTTCTCCTCGGCGGCAGGTGCCTCCGGGGGCGTTTCGGGTGGATCGGCAGGGGGCTGCTCTCCGGCGGGAGGGTCTTTCTTTTCTGCCGGGGGCGCAGTTTCCGCCCCTTCTTCGGGTTTTTTCTTTTTCTTTTCGTCCATGGTGTTCTCCTTTCTCCAAAAATTTGGGCATATAAAAAGCAGCCTCTCGGCTGCTATCCCACAAAATGGCATAAAAACACCGCTGCCCCATGCGGGGCGGCGGTTTAGAATTTGGTCAGTGTCTTTTTGTCTTCTTCTCGATCTTTGAGCCATTCTTGATATTGCTGTTTGGCCCAGTCTGGTGCATCCTCTCGGATCCCCTCCAAAAATGGGTTAAATATTCCATATTCAAACCACGGCGGTACGTCTCCCTTCCCCTTGTCTACAAAAGCCATCTCTTTAGCACCTCCTTTATTTTTTGACTGATTGGTTGGGCTTTTTCTCCATTGGCGTGGCAGTCCAATATAGCCTCTCCAATCGCTTCTGACGGAGCTGCGGCGGCATACTCGGAAATTGCCTTGACCGCTTCCTTGATTTTAGGGCCCCCTCCCAACTCTTCCCACGCCTGGCGGATAATTTGGCGCGCAGAAATGTCTCGGTTCCAGTCGTCCTCCATCTCTGCAAGCGTGGCATATCTGCGGGATATGATTCGCGCTAGGGCAACGTGGCCCAACTCGTGGACACCCGCCTGTTCCCATGTAGTTCCTTGTGGCGTATAGTGCGCCTGCAAGTCCCTCGCATACTGGCGCTTTAATCGTTCTGCGTCCGAATATCTGCGCGGGTTGAAATGGATAACTACCCGCTCCAAGTCATCATCTGGCCGCGTGGCCATATAGCCGCGGGAGATGTCGGCCCCAAACCCGCGGATCTGCCCCCGCAATTGCGGGAACTCATCCAGCGCGTTTTCCATTTCCTGTACGGTCTTTTCAGCCGCTTGAGGGTCAAGTCCAACCCGCTCAAACGGGCTCTCTCCTATCTCGCCCGCCTTATACTTCTCTATTGTACCCTCTACCGGCAGATTTTCAAGGGCCGGAACGCCGTGTGTCTTTTCTTTCCAGTAATCCCTGCGCAGCTGACCCGGGTGGGCAGCAATGTGCTCCCGCAGTTCTGCCTGCGCCTCCTTCACTTTGGCCTTGTACTGCTTGACGTTGACGGGGTCTTTCGACCCCGCCGCCAGCCGTTTCCAGCGCTTGATCTTGTTTTCCAGGCGGCGCTGTTTCTGTTCTAGTTTGGCGGTCTCCTTGACCCGCTCCGCGTCCAGCGGGGCAGGCATGGTGCTCGACCCTTCCACCCAGGCGGTAAGGGTATGGCGGCAGTTGGGGTGAAACAGGCCGTTGGCAATGGCCACCGAGAGGAGGGGATACCACCCTCCCCGCCTGGATTTTCCGCGGTCGCCCTGAATCTCGCCGGTGAACACCGCGAAAACGTCGTCGATATATACCCGGCCCTGCCAGGGCAGGCAGGTCTCCGAGCAGGCGCCGTACTGGGAAACCAGCACCGTGTCGATCCCCAACTCCATCCGCCTTTGGGCGGCGCCCTGCAAGTATGACCGGGTGGCGGCGGTACGGATGGCCATCTCGGCGTAGGAGGCGATATTGACCCGTCGGCCGTTGGCATACTGTATACAGTTGATGCCAACCGCCAAAAAGTCCTTGATTGCCAGGTCTATGGCCTGCTGGGCTGTGAGGCCGCCGGTGGCGTGCATCATGGCCGCCTTGTTGATGGTGGTGCGATAGACATCATCCGTCATGCGCAGGGCGGCGGAAACGGCCTTGCTCTCTATCTCTTGGGTATCTTTGACCAGTGCCTCCATCCGGGGGCGATTGATGCCAAAAAAGCCGCTCTCCGGCGTCTCATCCGGCAGCGGCTCTTCCGGTTCTTCTGGGTAGTGCAGGAGATGGGGCCAGCGGCCCTCTCCCAACAGTTGTGTGATCTCCTCTGTTTCTCGGTCGTAGCCCTCTTGAAATTGGTCTCGCAACAGGGCGGAAGTGGCCGGGTCGATCACCCCGCTGTAATGGTTGGCGATCCCCGCGGCCTCCTTGCGGTATGCGTCCAGGTTGTGGAGTTTGACCGCCTGCCATGCCGGCCAGTCAAACCCTTCCTTCTTCTCCCACTCCTTGTGGGCTTGGAGGTTTCGGGACAGGGATGCGATCAGTTTGAGCTCCATTTCCGCCAACCAGTCAGCGATCCCCTTGTATCCTACCATTTTTCAGCGGCCGCCTCAGCCACCGCCGGCTCCTCCGCCTCCATGATCCCACGCTCCTGCTGGATGCGCTTGACTTCGGCAGCCTTCCAGTCATCCTCCTTGCTGCTGCCCCACAGTTCATCCACCGCTGCCTGGTCGCTCATAATGCCGGCGGCGCGGGCCTTGGCCACGGTCTCCACGCGGCTGTCAAAGTCGGGGGCCCCGTACTCGCCAAAGGTGATGGATGCCTCATAGGTGCTGGTCGGACGATCGTGCATGATGTCATCTGCTTGCAGGATCGTCTCTGCCAACTTGGGCAGCACCTGCTCCATGGCGGCGGTGATGGCGTTGCGGGTGTTGCCGGTCACGTCTTTTTTCTCTCTTTGCGCCTCGCCGCTGGACATCTTGCCCACGTCAATGCCCAGGGTGGCCGGGGAGAGGATGCCCTGCAAGCACATGTCCAGGGCGGTCATATAGGTGGAGAGGTACGCCTCATAGCGGATTTCTGGCTGCACCGTGTCGATCTTGGAGACGTCGTTCTCATGCGTCCCCGTTTGCAGGGCAATGAATTTTGACCCGAAGTCATTGACAGCCATGAGGCCGCCTGTCTCCACCGACTTGGGCAGCAGGTCCTCCGGGATATATTGCTTGACCCTCCCCGCCCGTACAGCGTCCAGCCACTGACTGGCCACCTCGTCAAGGGCGTCAAAGGCATCTGTCTTTTTCTCGTAGATGCTGGCCCCGCGTCCGGGCCAGCGGGAGGAGGAAAATACCCGGAACGGGACCGCCAGGCAGACCCGCTTGTCATGTTCCACCGGCTTGAGGTCTGACAACTCTGGCACACATGACAGCGCCGCCGGCTGCTCGTTGTCCAGCAGCTGCAGCCCCACCCTTCCGGGTTGGTACTCTTCTACCAGCTCATAGACCTTCCCGCCCAGTCCAGTGTACATTGTGCGGAAATTGGCCCCGGCGAAGTGGCCCCGGCGGAAGCGCAGGTCCACCCCTGTGGTTGGTGCGAACTCCACCAGCGGATGGTCTGACAGCGATGCATCAATGGACAGCTTGAACGCCCCGTCCCCCTCCACAAGGGTGCCTGTCAGGGCCTCCCCTATGAGGTTTTGCCAGCCGATCTCCTCGGCCAGTTCCTCCCACCTGGCGGCTGTCGCCGGGTCGGTGAAGTCCATGTCCGGCAGGTCACCCCTCACCAGGTTGACCAGGGTATCCACCATGATGGCCGGTAGACCAGTGTGGATTTTGCGAATCCCGCTTTTGGGGGAGGCTGCCCAAAAGCGCCCGGTGGCCCCTGGGCCTTGGTATATCTGCTTGTAGAGCTGGTCTAGTTCGTCCGCGTCTCCCCTATACCATATCTTGTTGATAATGGCGCGGGTCTCGTTGGTGCTCCGCTCTGTCAGGTACGCCGTCTGTTGCAGCGCCGGCTGGATTTGCAGCCATTTCTGTACCATTCTCTTCATCCACCCCACTCTATTTTCCTCCGATCTGGTGCTTATATGGCAGCCACCCATATTGAGAGGCGTTGATCGTGTGATCGTTGCGGTCCTCTGGCTCGTTCTTGTCCTCTTTCCAGCTGTAAGCGTTGAGCTCTTCTATCATCGGCCCGCAGCTGTCCAGGATCAGGTAATTCCCATGGGCCATCCAACCCGCTTGAAGGTTGATCCGGTCAAGGAGCTGGGTCTTTTTCCAGGCCGGCGCAAAGGTATACAATCCGCCGTTCTGCCGCCTGTACTTTTGGCACTCGAGGATTGTCCCGGCGTCGGCGTTGTCTATGTAGACCGTCCGTGCAAGGCCCCAATCTTTCCGGCATCCCTCCAGGAAATCCACCAACAGAGGCGGGATGTCCGACGGGCTCAGGGGCTTGGTCAACAGCTTATTGTTGTAGACCCGACAGGCCAGCTGTATGATTTTCCCGCACTCTGTGAGGGCTTGAAAGACGAATGCAAAGGTATCGTCACTGCGCTGGCTGTATGAGGTGTCCACTCCACAGGTGTACTGCCTGATTTTGATCTCTCCGTCCTCTATCTGCTTGTGCAGCCAGGCGGCCGAGATGATGTTGCGTGGCTGGAGGTCAAACACCAGGCCGGTGGCGCGGCCGCGGAGACCCAGTATCTTGTTTTTCCAGATTTTTGAGCCCTTCGGCACCCCGGCGAGGAGTTGATCCCGCTTTTTGGTTGTCATGGCAGCATTGTGGTCAAACGTAAAATACCAGTGGACCCACCCCTCTTTGGGCGGTTGGTCCAACTGGTTGAGCAATTCTTTTGGCGCGTCTGCGGCGTATTGCGGCAGCGGCCGGCAGTGGTTGATATACTCCGAGTAGACGGGGAGGGCTGGGTCGTCCGGGTTGAGGGTCATCATCCAGTAATCATTTCGGATGGAGACCTCGCGCAGAAAGTCCATGTCTGCCACGTTGGCCTCGTCCACGTATACGCATCCGTACTGACCGCCGAGGGCCTTTTTCCAGCGCGCCTTATTGTCGTACCCCAGAACGTAGATGATCTTGTCCCCTCCAGGGGTGTGGTAGACAATGTGTGGCATGGTGATCCCGGCACCTCCCTGGGGCCGGTAGTCCACCAGGCTGCCGAAAACGTGCTTGATCCCGTAGTCCTTGGTGATGATGTTTTTCTCCAAGGTCCCCAGGTCCAGTCCTGCGATAACGTGGTCACGCTCGGGGCTTTCGGCTACCATGAGCATATATTTCAGGATGCCCACAGTGGTTTTCCCGGCGTAGGTGGTGCCCTCCAACACCTCCACCGCAGCGCCGCGAAAGCGGAGGAATGCCCGATATTTGGGAGATAGGAGCATCTTATCCGCCCCCTGTTTCCCTCATCTGGTCAAGGATTTCTGCCAGGACCCCTTGCTGTGTGTCGATCTGGCCAGAGTGTTCCACGCGATCCCCGAACATCCCCAGTTCTTTCCCCACCAATTCCAGGGCTTTGATGGCCGTTTTTGGGTCTACGACACGGTTCTTTTCCGCCAGGGTGTAAGTGTCCAGTAGTACCTGCTCCTTGGTGATGATAAGATGATCCCATTGGTCTTTTATAAGTTCGCGCACGCGCGAGACAACCTTATCATTTCTTAGCAGCCGGGAGGCGGTGACGGCAGCGGACCTTTCTGCATAACCCGCTGCAATGGCGGCCTTGGTCCCGTTTTTTCCATTCAGCGCGTATTCCTGGCAAAATTTCTCCTGTTGTGTAGACAATCCCCTGTCCTTGGGCATTTTAGCCACCCCCAACCCGCTCAAGATTGCATGAAAAATGCCCACACCCGGCGGCGTAGGCATGAAAAAAGAGACTGCACAAGTCGTGTAGCCTCTTATCTCAATTTACAGTTTATAGCATTGGATCACTATAACTATTTTACCGCTTTGTGGCGGACAAAACGGACAACTTTGAAAGCCATCTATCATGCGCCTTTCTTACGCTTTCTGCCGTGTTTCCCCCGCCGACGCGGAAGGCTACCGCCGCCCATGAAAACCCGTTGATGTATCGTAAGCTAAGGATTTGCCGCATCAGGCAGTCGTCTACGCCCGCTATGTACCGATTCAGCCGGTTGTATTCGGCAATTGACGCCTTGATCTTCCCTTCAATGATTGCCTTGCAATCAGCTATTTCGGCAGCAATGGCGGTCTTGTCAGATATTCCTCCCACATGTGGCAGGCCAGTAATTTTGGGGGAAACATTTTGCGCAGCGGCTTCTAGCTCTCCGAGGCGGCGCTTTTCTTGCTCGATTTCGCGGTTGAGATAATACAACTGTGACAGCTCCCTTTTGGTCAAAGCATCTCCTCCAATCTCAACCAGACCCCCGCTTCCCGCAACTCTTGGTCAACTACGAGCATCTGGTCCGGGTCATCGGCGCAGCGGCTGGCGATCTCCGCCCAGGTCATAAGTACACGTTCGAGCCGGGCCTGTCCGAAACCCTCCGCCCTCACCGCCAGCAGCATCTGCTTGACTGTTTGGCGGACGGCTGTCTCCAAGTCTTTTTCGTGTTTGGTGACGCGGTGAAAATTCGCTTTCATTCTTGTATCTCCTCTGGCGGGTCAGGCGGAGTATCCACGCTAATCCAGTTGCTACCCATCGTACCCCACCACCCCATCCAGCCTAGCCCCACAGATTGGGCAACAGGGGCTACGCCAATCACTTGCGATGTAGTGGTTGCAATGTGAGCAGATTAACCCACCCGAATGATGGACAATCCAACGGCCGTGAGGCTGCAAGTCGTAGGGGTCGATGATGGGGGAGTCCAGAATCTCATCAATCGCGTCGGCAAACACCCCTGCCGCTACTACATCGCCCACGTTCTCGCAGTCTTGTTCATATCTCTCAAATCTTTTGCAGACGGCATCTGCGTCAATTAACCGTGGCATCTCATATCCTCCGTTGACAACACTTTTTCGATAGGTAATCCCCTGTAATACCGTGTCGTAATCGTGCTTCTGTTAATGCCCAAAATGTCAGCCCACTCGCTCACGGAGCGTCCCTCAATAACAATTGTATTTCTGCGATTGTTTGCCTGTTCCTTTTTCGTTTTCCATCTGCAGTTTTCGGGGCAATAATCTCCGTTAACGTCCTCTCGGTCAAGGGTAAGCCCTTTTTCGTATCCACTGGACAATGCCCACCGCTCAAATGCTTCGATGTTGTGCCATTCTTCACACACCTTGATGCCCCTGCCGCCATAGTACGGGTAGTTTTTTGCTTTCTCTCGATAGCATCTATCCATCATGGCGCGGTAAGTACCGTACCACGGCTCTTTGTAGAAAGTCCGTCCTCTAATTATTCTCACGGTCTGCCTCCTTCAGCGGTCTGCCGCACACGGGGCAGTAATTTGCGGTTGTCCATACCACATCATTGTCGGCGGTGGTTATGGTCCCATACTCCCCAACCAATGAGCATTCCCAGTTTTCGGGTCTCTGTCCGAGGTTAGAGCACCAGCCGCATGCTTTGCGCTTCGCTGGGACAACATCGGCGGCCTTTAGGGCCTTCACTTCTCGCATGGCGGTCTTGATTTCGCCGCTATATACCGGTGTGCCCCTCCAAGTTCCAGCCGGGTTGTGCCTCAAGATTTCCAACACTTTTTCTTTTTCGGTATACTCAGCCATTTTCAACCTCCTCTTTTGACGTCCAGGAACTGCAATACTCGTCCTTTCTACACGATTGCCCGAAAATTTTAGATTTCCAGCAAAAACATGTCGTTTTAATCCAATAGCTGCACGTCTCACACCGGCCGATCGGCGGGCCCTGGCGGGTGTTCCAGGCGATACGGGCGCTCACGGGGCCCACTTTCATAGGCCCTCCCGCCCCACAGTCTCGGCATTTTACCCAGTCCTCTGGTGCATTTATTGCGACTGTTCGCTCTCCCCCGCAAAACGGGCACGGCAGTACAATCCCCTGCTTGGTGCACTCCTTCTGCGCCTCTCGGTCGCCCAGCAGGGCGCGTCTGATTAGGTCAGTCATTTTCTTCTCCCTCTCTCGATCGCCCAGTTGGGCGCGTTACGTCTCCTAGTTGGCGATGGTTGGGGCATCGTCTCCCCCTCCAAACCGCACACGGGCCAAGGCAATAAGTGCCATGTACTCCTGCCCATAAATTGTGCCGCCGTGCGTTCTGCGAACCGCCATCTCAAATTGGTCAAGATTACCCAGAAAGCAACCGCAAGATACTATTACTCCAGTTTTTGATTTGTACATTGTTGTGTAGCTACCTCTGCTGCCAATTGGGCCGCACGCAAGCATATCCCTCCTGCCGTAGACCCGAACATCGCCGTAGACCTGAGCATCGCCGTAGACCTGAGCATCGCCGTAGACCTGAGCATCGCCGTAGACCCAGCACAATCCGTCTTGCGACAGATTATTTGCCGCCTCTATCCACCCTCCAAGGTCTCCTTTTTTGATTTTTCCAAAATTCTTGAGCGCCTCAATCTGATGCAGGATGCACTCGCCAAATGTGCGCGTGTTTTTTGTCAATCTGTATTTCATTTTTATCCTCCAAAATATATATTTTTGCAGTCTTGCGGCCGAACTCTACCGCCTCCTGGTGGCCCTCCACTGCCAGATCAATCTTGTGCCCCCGGATGGCCCCGCCGGTGTCCTGTACCACCCGCTCCCCGATGCCGTCTATGTAGATGCGGGTGCCCAGCGGCAGCACGGCAGGGTCGGCAGCCACAGTCACCCCCGGCGTCACCGGTTCTCCGCTCTTGGTGGTGGGGTTGCCCCCGCAGATGTGGGGGTACTGCTCTGCGCAGTAGGCAACGATGGTATATTCTCCGGCGTAGGTCATCTGGGTGACGGCTTCGGCGGCTGGGGACAGCGCATGGGGTTGGGTGGCCGCCGGGTGTTGGAGGGTGAGCAGGGCCAGCAGCATTATCAGGTATTGGGCTATCTCTTTCATGGGGCCTCCTCTATCTCAATCTCTGTCCGTGGGTTCTGCTTGTCCTTTCGCGCCTCCAGCCGCAAGGAGACGCAGGAGAAGCTGTCATCTTCCAATACCCCGCAGCACACCAACCCGTCCAGCAGCATCTTGCCGCTGTAATTGTCTGGGTCTCGTCTCCGCCAGTCCGGGAAATAGTAGCGGATTGTGACCACTGCCCGGCCAACTGGCTTTTGCGGGCGTGGGTGGCAATGCAGCGCAATCAGGCCAGCCCACCGCCTCTTCTCGGCTTGATACCTCCATCGCACATCCCGCCCTATGTAGCGATTATTGCTAGGCGGGATTTCAGGGATTGTGTAGACCATTATCTTTTGCTCCTTTCAGCGGCAATCTCCTTCTTGGGAGTGCGTCCAGCTCTGCTGCGTTGAAACTAGACGAGCTTAACACTCCATGCGGTGCATCTCCAACAGCGTCTTCCCACCTTCTGTCCTCTAGGTATCTAACAGGGCCAGGGATGTATTTGCCTCCCTCCTTTTTCCAGTCAGGAGATTTTGCCGCCTTGCCAACCGCAGCAATTATTTTCTCCCCAAGTTCTCCATCAGGAGAAAGGGCCATCCAGGCCCGCGCTGCTCCCGCCTTATTCTGTTTCCTGGGGTATGCCTCCCAAAATCGCTCAAACTGCTGCATTATCTCCGGCGCGGAATCTTCTTTTCTTTCTTTTTCTTTTGTTTTCTTTTGTCGCGTTTCGGGCGCAATAACCGGCGTTTCTGTTGCATTAACCCTTGTTTCTGCTGCAATAACTCCATTTTGCGGTGCGCTTAATACAAGTCGTTGGCCTTTTTCGTCCAGCAACCAATATTTTTCGCGTGGAAACTGTCTGCGGGTTGCAACCGTGGCGTAAGCGCGCTGAACCCCGGCAGAGGTGATAATACCCTGCGACAAGAGGGCTTTGTCGAATAACCCTATATCCGCGCAGTAGTCTATCACTTGCCCGACAGTCTCTTTTTTTGCCCATCTACCGCCGATCACTCTACATATTTTCAGCGAGATTTTACCGACATCCGCCTCTAAATAGTAGCCTGATTTGTAGACAAAGCAGAGCATCACCTCGTAGACTGTTACCCCTAGCGGCCCCCATTCTTCCAGCAAATCCATGATTTTGAGGTCGTCATAAAAGTCTACATCCTTGGAGTAATATTGCAGGCCGGGCTTCAGTGGCCTGCCCATCGGCTAAAACGGCAGGTCGCCGGGCACGTCTTCAAAGTCAACCAGCGGCGTTTTCGGGGCATCCACGACCGGGCCGGATGATTTGTTCTCGCAGAAATGTACGTTGTCGGCCACGATCTCAAAGGCGGTGCGGTTGTTGCCGTCGCGGTCTTGGTATTTGCGGGCCTGAATTGACCCGTCCACGGCAATCATGTTTCCCTTCCTGAAGTAGCGGCAGACAAATTCGGCGGTCTTGCGCCACGCCACCACGTTGATGAAGTCGGTCTCGCGCTCCTGCCCTTGCTTGACAAAGGAGCGGGCCACCGCCACGGTGAAGCTGGTGACGGGCACGTTGTTGGGGGTCTGACGAAGTTCCGGGTCGGCTGTCAAGCGGCCCATAATTGCGGCTATATTGAGCATTTTATATCCTCCTTACAGGTAGTTCCGGCCAAATTCTCGGCGGAAATCATCTATTGTCCCGCCTTGCTCCTCCATCCACTTGCGCTGCCCGTACTGATGGAGGGCAAGGGCGGTCTGTGCGTTGTGGTGGGCCCCGTGTGGCGGCTCATTGTGACACCAGTGGCAGAGGCCAATCACAAGGCCGTACTGCTCGCTTTTCCGGCGGCAGGAGCCCCCGAAAATATGGTGGCGCTCAAGCGGCAGCCAGCGGTGGCAGAGGGGACATTCGCCAATCATTGCCCGCGCCCCTCTGTCATCAAGGCCAGCTGCTCCGGGGTGGCGGTCTCTATCCCCAACCCCTTGGCTTCCTCCACCACATCGTCCAGCAGCCGGGACATCTCGGCAGTGCTGTAAGCGCTTGATCCCCAGTAGGCCATCACTGTGACCCATCCATCCAGCCCCATGTCTGCGGTCTCTGCCACCCAGCCAATGCCTCGTGAGCGCCAGCGGCAGCACCATTCGATCGCTGCGTCCTCCCGCATCGGGATAACATCAACCACCCCCACCCGCTTGACAGCGGCGCGGTAGACCTCCTCCTTGGTGGAGCGCACGGCCTTGGCAATCTGGCCGCATAGCGCCCACAAGTAGGCGTTGGCGTCCAGCGATCGCTTGCGCCGTTTGGGGCCGAGGACGGCGGTACAGTCTCCCGACATCTGGTCTACCCATCGGCGGGCCGCCGGAGCGTTGGCCACCTTGAGCATCAGCCAACAGCCGTCTCCCTCCCAGCACTGGGCCACCGAAAAATCAAGCTCCAGCCGCTGCATCTGGCTTGCGCTCCAATCGCTGCATCACGCCCACGTACTGAGCCAGGGTGATGTCTTTGACGCTGTTGACTGGGGTCTCTGTCTTGCTGGACAACCAGTCAAGCATCCCCTCCACTGTCCAGCCGGTGCGCTTGATTTCGCCGAGGAGGGACGCTTGCTTGATCTCGTCGATTTTGGACGCATTGGCTTTCTTCTCCTCCTCCTTGGCCGCCTTCTGGGCGTCCTCCGGCAAATCCTCCCCGGCGTATATGTAGAGCCCCAGGCCGTGCCGGGCAAGCGCCTTGGTAAGACTGCGCTGGATGGCCTTGTTGACGTCGAAAGAGGTGACATTTTCAGCCAGGATGGACTTGTTGCGGTTGTCCATGACCGGCAGATATTCGATGTGCTCAATACCGGCCACAGTGACGCCCGTTTTGACCCAGCAGGTGCGCCCGTCGGTGTGGTAGTTCCAGCCGTCGGCGTTCTCGTAGATTCGGTACTGCGCGTCCGGATGGAGCTTTTTCACCTCTCCCCAGGCCCACGCCCAGGAGAGATAAGATAGGCCGTTTTTCTTCTCAATTTTGTCGCCCACATTTAAGGCGTTCAGCTCCGCGAAATAGTTCTCCATCAATCATCCAACCCCCTGTATTCCAAGTCTTTTTTGGCCTCCAAATACTCAAAAAAATAGTCATTGCCAAGACAATATGTTTGGGCCGCCCTGGGCCAGTCAAACCGCGTCTCCCGAAGGGTATCAGCCCTCAGTTTTCCGGTATCTAGCAGGTAGTCCAGAAAACCATGCCACTGATCGCGGCTTTCGGAGATGAACGTTGTCATCTCCTCAAACTCCGCGTCATCTGTGATGCTCTCGTGGAGACATCGGGTGCAGAGATGCAACCCATCATACTCCCAGCGCGCTTCGTTTTCGCAGAGGTCGCAGGAATGTGGCTCCCAGAGAGGAGCGTTCGGGCACCCGGAGGGGCAAATTGTTTGCCTACAAATATCACACATTGACTTTTTCCTCCTCTCGGCCTATACTGTGGGTGGCTTTTATTCTTTTGCCGTCTTCGATGTTCGCGCCATCGAGGGCGGCCTTTTTCTTTTTGTACCGGCGGTTTAACAGCCGGAGGTTGTGCAGTTGCCACTCCACAAGGGTGCTGTATCCGCAGACCTTGAGCTTTTCGGCGAGGGGTGCTTCCGCGTCCGCCAATTCCCGGGGCAAATCAGCCGTCAACCTATAAATTGATGTCCCAGGCCCTACTGGCGGCTTAACCCGTCTTATAAACGAGAATTTGACCTCCTGCGTTGACAGTAGCTCCTCACTGTCCAAAACCTTGCACATAATTTCGTGCTGGCGTGGCGTCGGGAGAGACTGGCCGGTCTCATACCTTGAGATTACAGGCACTGGGACGTATTCCCCAAACGGTCGAAGGGCGGCAGAAATATCCGCTTGTTTTAGTCCTTTGGCAATTCGTGCCTCTCTGTACTTTGGCATTCTCTCACCTCCCTTTCCTCTTTCTGATTCTCTCCGTCCTCTCAATCTCGATGACGGTTTTGGCGTTATAGCCATCCCTCCACTCCCGCTCCTTGCGCTTGAGCTCCTCTGCTGCCTGCTTGGCTTTGCGGTAGTGGATACATTTGTCGTGGTCAAAGCACTCGTTGTGCTTGGGGCACTCCATACAGGGATAGATCATCTTTTCGCCTCCCCTCTCCACACCAGCAGCGCCGCCACAATGCAGCCAAGGCCACAAGCAACAAGCCCAATTACGTGGGTCAGACTGGTTCCTGCGTCGCTCATTCCACCAGACAGCAGCAAGAGCGCCGAGCCGATGGCGGTTAGTTTTGTGGGGGTCATGCTGTTCCCTTCCTTTCTTCCGCTTCCATGAGGCCCAGCGCCTCAATAAGCAGTTCCTTGGGGCTTTTTTGCCGTTCCCTTTTTGGGCGGCCTCTCTGCTTGTACTCCACACCATCTGGCGGGAAAACCACTGGGATTCGCTCATAAGGTTCCTTGATGATGTCCATGACTTGATATATTTCTCGGATTTTCCAAGGGGTTCTCCCGGAGAGACGGTCGTAGACTGTTTGCTGGACGGAGAATCCCATCAACTCCGCAAAATACGGGAGGTCTATGCCGAGTTCCCGGAGCCTTTTCCGGAGGTAGCGGTATGTATCAAGGGGTTTGCCCATTGGTGTTCACCTCCTTTCTTGCCTCCTTTCTGCGGACGTGGTAGAATCTGGTCGAAAGGAGGTGATTATTATGTTGACAGAACGTGCGGAAAGGATTGCTCTTGATATATCTACCCAGGCATTCGTCGCAAAAATGGGGCACTGCGACTTGAGGGTGGATAAAGAAAGCGGCGAAAAGGCCGGCGATTTCTTTGTTTCTATCTACAAAAAGGTAAAAGAAGCTCTTGACCAGGAGAACGTCTAGTTCCACTCGGATTTGTACAAAATTTCGGCAAGAACCTTGGCAACCTGCGGCAGAACGGCTATTTCTGTTTCGCTGGTTGCCTTGTCTTCGTTTGTCACGCGCTCAACAAATCCGAGCAAAGCGCCGACAAGGCGCGTTTTATCTTCCATTTCCTCACCTCCTCCCCCGCTTCGGCGGGGATTTTTACTGTCCGTTTTATTGGACATTCTTTGTGTTACCCTTTGAGATAAGTTCATCAAGCGCTTCTCGAAACCGCTCTTCGGCTCCTTTGGGCTCTCTGCGTCCATTCAGCACGGCGCTTACATACTTGGGGTTATAGCCAAGCTGGTTAGACAGTTCGATTGCGGTAATCCCGTGCAAGTGCATTTTGCCGACAATATCCGCAGTCCATTGTGCAGGCATACAAAGTTCACCTCCTTCAACATTTTTAGTTGACTTTCGTTTACACAGGCGATACTATGTAGGTGTCAACCAAACGCATCACATCATTGTTCCCTAACTCATTTTGTAAACCAAATTCAACTCTGTAATTGCATTGTACGATGAATTTGGTGAACAGTCAAGTCATTTTGATGAATTTAGGTAACATTTATGTCTTGCACAAAAAAAGGAGAGTGTCTTTGTGTTTTTTGACATATATTCTCAATTGTGCGCCCAAAAAGGCGTCAGCTTATCAAAAGCGGCAGAAGAAAACGGACTTAGCCGAACATCTGTTGTCAAGTGGAAGAATGGATCGACCCCTAGTGGAGCAACCATCCAGAAGCTAGCGGCTTACTTCGACGTTCCCGTTGACTACCTCCTGGGCAACACAGACAAAAAAGAAAAAGCCCCCGCCGAAAATGGCAGAGGCTTTACCGACGAAGATTTGAAATTTGCGCTGTTTGACGCGCCGGAAGAAATCACCGATGACATCATGGATGAGGTCAAGCGGTTCGCAAAGTACGTAGAGGAACAAAGACGGAATGGACATATTAAATAAGCTGTATAGACTTGCCGAAAAGGACGGCATCCCTGTTCTGCGTCTCAATTTGCCGCTCACAAAGGCGCTCTCGCTACTTGAAAATAGCACTTGTTACATAGGGATTGATGAAACTCAATTTGAGACGTCGGCGGAGAAAAAAGCAACTCTTGCCCATGAACTGGGGCACTGTAAAACAGGAAGCTTTTACAACCAATATAGCCCTTTTGATTTGCGGGAACGGCATGAAGTTCGGGCCGATCGGTGGGCAATCGAAGAAATCATACCTCGACAATATTTCAACGATGCGATAAATTCCGGAGTAACGGAACCATGGGAACTGGCCGAGCTCTTCAACGTCCCACAGCAGTTTGTAGAAAAGGCCGTAGAATACTACTATATGCTAGACTTGGAAGCAAAAAAGCCCGCCCAGCGGTAAGGCGCTGGACGGGCAACGAACAGAGCAGATAGTTGCGGAAGCCATCTGCCCTGTCATTATAGCACAAATTGGCGGGAGGGTGCAACCATGAGAAAAAATGAAGCCATTTTTACTTTATAAGTATCTGAGCATCTGAAGCAAGTGATCCCCGTAAATGGAATCTTTTTCATCATCATCTAAAACGCGGCTTCCAAATTTAACAAACCCATTCCGATCATAAAAATCCATCAGGCGCAGTTTGTCTTCACACTCTAAATAAACAATTTTTCCACCAATTATTTCTTGCGCTTGAGCGACCTTGTCACAGGCCATCTTCAGCAATTCGTCCCCTGTTATAAGGCTGTTGGCATTGTCTTTGAAGTTCTTTCCAAGCTGACCAATAAGTGGCGCTGCAATGACAGATAACCTGTTATTAGTAGGAGTAGTTACTTCGGTGCAAAATCTGTTTATTCGCCTTCTCATCGCTGCACTAAATTTTGATTTATCAATAATAATGGATTTGTTGGCTAGCGTAAAATATCCAGCAAGAACAAGCTCCCCCTTGCTTTGGGCAAAAACTAATGTCGTTTTTGAAACCCCTTGTATTTCAAAAGCTATAGCAGTTCTTTTTAGAAAATGCTCTATATCTACATTTTTAGGGCATGAAAAATTGGAGAGAATAGATTTTACTCTATTCTCCCCAATTTGATTCAGCATTTCGCCTAAAGATACTTTTATATACCCGTCCATTACTTATCCCCAAACAGTTCTTTTATTTGATCTCCCTTAGCCTCAGTCACTTTTTTAGAAAAAATCACCTTTTGAGCACTTTTCTTTTCGGCAGATTCAAGAGCTCTAATAAGCCCCCTACAAAGCGCCTTATCCTTAATATAGACGTCCTTAGTAATGCTTTTTGTAGCCATAATGCGTTACCTCCTTAAAAGGTACACTAAAACAGCGGTACCTACCCACTGTATTCACAGTATACCTTAAGTGTCCCACAAATTCAATCAGAAATACAAAAGTTGCTGCTTTATGCTTATATTTTACGCCCTACTTATCGTATGTTTCGTAAAAAATAGATAGTTTCGGAGGAATCAACCATGCGAAAAAACGAAGCCATTTGGATCGAAAAAAGCAAGAGGTGGCAAATCAAAGTTCAGAAGGATGGTGTGCGCAGGGCATTTTACTCGCCTGACCCCAGAAAAAAGGGAAAGGCCGAAGCAGAGAGGAAGGCAGATCGCTGGCTTGAGACGGGGAGCCGCAAAGAGACGGCCAGAATTGGCGCTCTCGCCAAAGAATTTGCGGAGTACGAATCCGCCATGTACGGGACAGGAAACAACCGGCAGCACGAAAGCATATACCGCAACTGGATCGCCCCTAAGTATGAGCACAAAAAGGCGGCAGACATGACCCAGCAGGACTGGAAAAACATCATCAAAGACGCCTACACCGCCGGGAGAAGCAAAAAGACCCTGAAAAACATACGGGGATACATCACCTCGTTTTGCGGGTACATGGAAGATTGCGATGTACCGATAAAATATCCTAGAAAGCTAAAAATACCAGACGATGCGCCGGAACAAGAGAAGAACATCTTGCAGCCGTCGCAGTTGCGAACCCTGTTCACAGAGGATACAGTAACCACTCGCGGGAAGGCTGGCCCGTGTTTCCATATTTACGCCTTTCGTTTTCTCGCCGTCTCTGGATACCGGCCCGGAGAAATGTGCGGGTTGCGGAAAACGGATCTCAAAAAGACATACCTGAAATTCACCAACAGCATTAACATATACGGGGAACTCACCACCGGGAAGAACGAGCGGGCGCGTCGAAAACTCCCCAGAACCACATACATCAACACCCTTATCAACCAGCAGCTGGAGAACCTCAAGGCCCATGGGTTGGAGGATTGCCAATGGCTATTCCCGGACGCCGACGGTGAGCCCCTAAACCCCAAAAAACTATACAAGCGGTGGAAAAAGTACGCTGATCAGCACGGGCTAACATGCTCCCCTTATGAGCTGCGGCACACCTTCATTTCGGTGTCAAAATCAGCCGTACCAGCGGAACTGCTCAAGCTCGTTGTGGGGCACAGCGAATCCATGGACACCTTCGGGGTTTACGGGCACGAAGTGGACGGCGAACTCAAGCAAGCTGGGAAGCTGATAGAAGGGGTTTTTGACGGCATCTTAAAAAACGAAGTGGGTTAA